CAGGAAGAGAATATTTAATTGATATCTATAATTATGCTTGTATAGGTGCAATAAAAGAACACAAAAGTATGATAATTTGTAAAGGTCGTCAGGTTGAAGCAACAGAAACGGCTTTAAATATTTCATTATATTATATGAAGAATTATCAACATTTTACTGTTCTTCATGCTTTTCCTCGTAAAGAACAGGTTTCTCGTTATTCAAGAGGAAGATTACAGACAGCAGTTAAAGACAGCCTTCCGGACCCGCATGAACCTCCCGGACATAACAGAAAGGGAGCATTAGCAAAGCTTCTTTCTGATGAAAAAAATGCCGCTGATACTGTTTCGGAAGTAGCTTTTAAAAATAGAAACACTTATTATATGTATTCAGCTTGGGGCGATGCGGATGCGCTCCGTGGTATTGCAGCCGATATGATTTCGAGAGATGAGTTTCAGGATTGGTCAGAAGACGCAGTTTCAAATACAAGTTCTTGTTTAGACCACTCTGATTATAAAATTGAATTTTCATTTGGAACGCCCAAATCTGCTGGTTCTAAATTTGAACAACTTTGGTTAACTTCGGACCAAAGATATTATCATCCAAAATGTTTAAGTTGTGGGCATTATTTTAAAATAACTTTAGAAAATTTAAAATATGGCTTTATGGTTGAATGCCCGAAGTGTAAACATGTTCAAGATAAGAGATTGGCTATTTCAAAAGGAAAATGGATTCCTACTGTTAATACCAAAAGATGTTATAGAATTGGTTTTCATATTTCTCAATTGTTATCACCAAATATTACGAAAGAGCAAATTCTTCAAAGACAAGCAGATTATTCTGATGCGAAATTTAAAAATGAAGTTCTTGGAGAATTTTATTCTGGCGCTGGAATTCCATTAGAATATGCTGAAGTTGTAGCCAAATGTGCGGAACCTTACAAAAATATAGATTTTTCTCACACAGTTTTAGCTCCTAAAGAAACCTTTATGGGATTAGACTGGGGCGGAAGAAGTAACATAAAAGATAAAGGTGCGTACACAGTTGTAACTATTTTATCAAAAGATTCTAACAATCGAAGATATAATTTAGAATTTGCAGAAAGAATTTTAAATCCAGATTTAGAAAAACAAGTTATATATATAGCCGATTTAATTAGATTATATAATTCTTCTTCGATTGTTGCCGACTGGGGATTTGGTCAATTCCAAGTTCAAAAACTTCAAAAATTAATGCAGAATAAAGTTAAGAGTTGTTTTTATTCCACTAATATAAAAAATAAATTAAAGTATGATGAACAAACTTGGATGCTTTCTATTGATAGAAATTCTTGGCTAGAAGAACTCATAGATGTTGTGAAGAGGGGTCAATTAGCAATTCCTTGGAAAAGGCCCGATAAGGTAGAGTGGTTTATAAAACAAATATGCAACACAGAGTTAAGATATACTGAAAAGACAGGAAATATCAGTAGGTCATATGAAAAGTTAGATAATTCTCAACCAAATGACGCTTTTCATAGCTTAAACTACGCTTATATTGCCGCTGCTGTTCATTTAGGCTCAAGCACTTTTGGAAATAGTATTCCTACTTCAAGTTTTGGATTGGGATTGCCAAAACCAATTACTATGAGTTTTGCAGGAAGGCGGCAATTTGCACAACATCAAGCAATGCCAAACATAACTAGAAGATATTAATCAGGAGTTAAAAGATGCCCAATTCTAAATATCCATTATGGCTTGATGAATTCATGTCTGCATTTGGCGGTCAGAATGAAATCTTAAATCAAAAAGATTTTGTTCAGCAGCAGAATCAACAACAAAATCGTGAAAACATGAATTCAATGAATGAATTGATGAAAAACAATACAGAAGATTCTGCTATTGAAAATGGAGTCAATGACCAAACTGGAAATAAATATGAAATAGTCGTTCAAAGAGACAGAGATGAAAAAGCAAGAAAAGATAGAGGATTACAAGTTCAATTTTCTTCAGGAGAAAATAAAGAATTATATATTTGTTCTTCTATTAATGATTTCTGTAACGGAAAATATTCTAATTTAAAAAATGAATCATTAGATAAAATAGCTAAAATTATTGCGAAAGATAATCAATTTGTTATTTCCTTTCTGGAAAACTCCATAGCGGCAAACACTGAACAAATGGAAATTGAACAAGCGATTAAAATAGCAAATTCTATAACAAAAAATGATTCAATTTTAGAATCTGATTATGATAAAATTTGTTCAAAATTAGATGAAGATAATATAAAAATATTTTCTAACTATCTTGGAACCTGTGGAATTTCTGTTGTTTCAAATAGAAATTCTATTAAACAAGATGTTTCTTATTTTATAGATTTTATAAAAGATTTTAAAGAGTATAAAACTGCTAAAGATAATTTAAATATTGAAAATATTAACAGATTAAAATATAGAATAGCATCGATTAAAACTTTTGAAAAAGTAAAGTCTGAATTAAACCAAGAATTTCAGAAAGATAATATTCTGAAATTTGTAGCTATGGAGTAAAGATGTTTAACAAAATAAACATACAAGATAAGAGTTCTAAAAAAAATCTAAACAAAAGTGCGGAAATGATAAAGAAAAATGTCAGACCACCTTCTGGGATGACAAAATTAGCTGATGCTCAAGTTGTCCGCGTAGCCCCAAGGCCGTTTTCTCCATTTTATGAAGAATCAAACCTCATGCTTCCAAGAGATAGGCGCGAGGTCAATGCTTGGGCAAGACATTATTATGCTACAGACCCGTGGGTTGGAAACGCTATTGATTTACATTCTACATATCCGCTTTCTTCCTTCGGAGTTAAATCTGACGACCCAGTAATAACAAAATTTTTTAATTCAATGTTGGACGAATTGAATTTTTCTTCAGTTATATTTGACGTAGGCAAAGAATTTAATATTATTGGAGAAGTTTTCCCTTATAGTGAGATTGATGAAAATACTGGAAAATGGATTAAAATAATTATTCAAAATCCCGACTATGTAGAAGTTAAATCAAACGTTTTAACTGAACCCGTTATTTCATTGATGCCAGATGAGGAATTAAAAAGAATCATAAATTCAACCAATGTTGACGATGTTGCTTTAAGAAATCAATTACCAGAAGAAGTCATTGCTTATGTAGCTGCTGGAAAAAATATTCCATTAAGTCAAAGATTTATTTCTCATTTAGCTAGAAAGAATTCTCCTTATGACGTTAGGGGAACAAGTATTTTAACAAGAGTATTTAAAGACTTAATGCTTCGTGATAAATTTAGAGAAGCGCAGTTTGCTATAGCCGATAATCATGTTACTCCTCTTAAAATATTTAAAGTCGGAACTGCGGACGGAACTTATCGTCCAACAGTTGATGATTTACAGACGTTTAGAGAAATGTTGGAACAAGCAACATATGACCCAAATTTTACTCTTGTAACTCATCCGGGACTCGAAGTTCAATATGTTGGTTCCACTGGAGTTATCCTTCCCCTTGATGGAGAAATGGACAGAATAGAAGATAGAGTTCTTACTGGTTTATTCACAAGCAAAGCCTTTACTCATAGTGAAGGTCCAACATACGCAAACGCTTCAGTTGCTCTTGAAGTTCTTCAACAAAGATATGTTTCTTTTAGAACTTTAATTGAAAAATGGTTAGAATGGAAAATTTTCCGTCCTATTTGTAAAATTCAAGGATTTACAAGAATTCACGGAGGGCAAGAAGAATTAATTATTCCTAAAGTTAATTGGGATAAAATTAATCTTAAAAATAACCGAGAATATCAAAGTGCTCTTGAAGGATTGGTTAGAGATAATAAAGTTTCAATGCATTCTCTTTATAAAGTTCTTGACCTTTCTTATGACGAAGAAATGGAAAATATTAAATCTGAAATTGAGGATATGAAAGAAATAGCTTATAAGCTGGAACAAGCTTACACTGGTCCGGAAAATATTAATATATCTCAAAAAGGAAAAGAAGACGTTCCAACTCCGGCTTCTACAGAAGGCGGAGGAGAATCGCCAATTCCAACCGAAGGAGGAGGAGTGGACTTTGGTGGCGGTGGCGGCGGAGGCGGAGATTTAGATAGTCTTCTTGGTGGTGGAGAAATGGGCGGCGGAGAAATGGGTGGAGCAGAAGCCGGACCTACTCCTGCCGCTGGTGGTTCGGAAGTTCCTCCAATATAAAATTAAAAATGAAATGGAATTAAATAAATGAAATTATCAAATAGAGACAAGGTTGCTTATATTGGTCAAAATCCTTATGTACCAGTTGCACCTTACACTTCAAATCCTGCATTGCCTCAAAATTCCCAAGAATCAAATAAATTCTTAGGAATAAGTGATAATAATGAATTTTTTTGTCCTCGATGTAAAGATATAAATTTGTTATCAAATACAAAAGATTCTGATAGTCTAATTTGTCCTAAATGTAATTCAAGATATTCAAAAAGGCAATTTAATGTTGGCGGAAATTTATCAAGAGAAACTGGGATTTTGGACCTTACTCCCGGTGGAAACATGTCTCCAGATTACCATAAAACAGAAGAATTTGGCGGTGGAAGCTGGTCTACTGAATTAGGAAAATAATAAAATTTTATAAAAATTTATTATATAGAGGATATAATGTCTTTTATTAAAATAGCAGATTCAAACATAGAAACTCGTCCAATTGTTGAAGTTATAGATGGAAAGATGTGCGAAAAATGCAATCATCTCCTCAATATGCTTAAATCAAAAGATGGAAAGATTGTTTGTGATAAATGTGGTCACGAAAATTCATTGATTGAATCGGAGAAATCAAATGAAGTCTAAAAATTATATTGAACAATTAGAACAAGAAAATTCTTATCTCAAAAATATTGTTTCTTCTTCTAATAGTGAAAAAGAATTAGAAAATGATTTTATTAGAATTGCTCAAGCTTTAGAATCAAATATAGGGGAAGAATTGGGTGGAGAGCCTTCGGTTGTTAATCAAACAGAAGAAGTTGCTAAAAAAGATATGGGAGCGCCGCTAGAAGATGAGTCTTCTGATGAAATAGAAGATATTTTAAGTTCTCCAGATGAACAACCAGCAGAAGTTGTTGAATGGGATAATTTTTCAATTGTTAAATCTGACGAGTATTCAAATAAACTTCAACAAGAACAAGGTCTTAGTGTTCAAGATGCGGATACAAAAAGTTTTTATATCAGATTTAAAACACCTGATGAACTTTTAGCTATTCAAGGACAGATTTTTGGAATCAATAAAGATAAGGGTGAAGGATTAAAAAATGTCGGAGGATTTAATACTAAAGAAGAACTTGGAAAAGATTTAGAATATATGAAAAATCTTTGGGAAACAGGATTTCCCACAAAAGAAAAAGATAATTTATTGATAACTATTGATGAATTATCTCCATCTTTAGAAGTCTTTCAAGATGCTAAAGAAAAAGAACAAATACTTCAACCAAAAGAAAAAGAGATTGTTAATGTTGAAAAAGAAGAACCAACAGAAGAACCTTTAGAAGAAACGGAAAATTTAGAAGATTTATTAAAAGAAGTCCCTGAAGAAACAAAATCAGAAAAAGTTGAAACTGAAAAAACAAAACCTGAAACTTCTAAAAAAAGCGCGCCAGCACCAAGACCAATTGGAAAAGCAAACAAAAAAGAATTAAGAATTATTAAAAGAGCAGAAAGAATAAAAGAACTTAGAAATATATAAAAGGAGAAAGCTATGTCTTTTCTTAAATTTGCCGTTGCACAATTTGACGTTGTAGACCCTGAAAATCTTGATGCCCCCATATTTAATGTTAATAGTGAGGACTATAAAAAAGCAACTGCTCAATTTAAACAAACAGTTGCCAAAGCTAAAAAAGCCCTGAAACTTTCTCAAGATTTTATTTATGTAAGAACTAGAGCTATTGGTTCTCTTGAAAAGTGGGGTCCAAATCAAAATGGAGACGGTTTTCCAATTAAAGAGCTTAAGTCTTCTTATCAAACATTTGTTGGAAAAGGTAATTTTATTGACCACAAATCTGATGATATAAGTAAAATAAGAGGTTTAATTGTTGATGCTTATATGAATGATGAAGACCAATGTGTTGAATGCCTTATAGCTGTTGATAAAATTTCTCATCCACAATTAGCTAGAGATATTGATACTGGGGTTGTCAACTCTGTATCAATGGGAACCCGTGT